ATTTGTTGTTTAGGAACAAGATATCTTTGTTTTTTTCTAGCAATCATATGTTGTATAAATAATGAAATATTGTTTTCAACAATTGTCCATGCATTATACCATTCAATGATCATTTCTAATCTTTCATGAGTTTTATTTATATCATCAAAACGCCCACACCATGCTGCTACAATTTTATCTTTTTCAATGAATTGTTCTACTTCACCTGACACAGTTGTTCTTGTTACTTCAGTAGCATTTTTATAAATATAAATACTACACAAAGAATCTGATGTTGTTGTCTTCCCTTCTGACACAGGGTCAATTGATCCATAATATGCACCAAATGCTGGGCTTTTAACTGGTCTTTCCCATACAACAATAGATCCTGTTTTATCAATTTCTTTTTTGTTTACTGGAAAAGTTGATATAGGTAATTTTTTTGTACGTTTTGCAACTATACCGGTTTGATCTCTATCTAATTCAATTAATTCATATGCATATTCTTTCTCTTCAATACGTTTAAGTTGTTTACTTAAAATACCTTGTGGGAAAACAGACTCTTTTCTATATGCAAATGCTTCTCCTATATTAAGAGGTTTTTGTGATATTCTTAATTGATACTGTTCACCACTTAATTCATTTTTCCATCTTGCTCTTTCTAATCCTATTGCTTCTATTGCTTCTTCAACTTGTGAGTTGCCATAATCATCAATATAAGGGGGCATAGACCATTGTTCTGGAATAAATAACCCTGCCATACCAATTGTTCCATCAGCATCCATTAGATTTGTTTCTACAGCATATATATCATTAGCACTTGGATTAAGTATCATTTCTTTTAATGGACCACATTGTTCTAAATCACCCACTGATCCAGCAGCTATAAACATACCTGTAGTCATCATACCAGATGACATTGCAGGACGTAAATACTCATATGTCTGCATCATGTTTTTAGCAATACCAGCTTCCTCATGAAAGAAGTATGTACATGGACCCCCTACCCCAGTAGTAGCATTCTTTTCAAAAGAAGCACCTTGTATCTTTGATTTGAGACCTCTTGATGTTTTTCTATTGTTTACTTTGACCTCAATTTGCTGTTGCCATAGTAAAACCTTTTCAGGATTACTTGGTCTATACCATGCGGTATGTTCATTAAGAAATGTTTTATATTCTTCTAAAAACTTCCATGAACCTTTATCATTAATATAATCTTTTAATGATGCTCCTACTTTACAAATTGAACCTTCTTCAAACCAATATTGATTTATAATCTTACCCATATGAAAATATGAGGATGCTATCTGACGTTTTTTAAGTATTGCAGAATGCTGATTATTTAACTCAGCTAATAGCTCATATAAAGCCATGTGATACTGTGCATCTCTTACCTTAGCAAAACCATAATGCTTTTCTTCTTTATCAAAGATTGGCAAGAAGTTTAACCACATATAATAATCTCTAGTTAAATACCATTGATTATCACCATCTTTATATATAACCCCTACCCTACATTTATTTTTTTGATCTTCCCAATAAGCAGTAAAATCTTTTGATCTAAATGGCTTATTACAATAAAAACCTTGTTCATTAAATACCCTTGCTTCTTTATTAAATTCAAGAGCTATTTCAGTAAAGTTATATTTACCAGGTTCTTTAAAAATACTATATAGATATTCTGCAAAGTCTTCATCAGTTTCAAATGATGTTACATCCCACTTTCCATTTTCATATGTAGGTATGATTCTACTCATATCTTATGATAGCATATACATCACCTACTTGTAATAACAAATGATCTTCTCCTTGATGTTTCATTGGTGTAGGCATAGCATGTTCTGCATATTGAACAACATCACCTATTTGTATTTCAGTAACTTCATCACCTCTACCTACTACTTTACCTTGAAATGTTTGTTTAAGTGCTATCTCAGGTAAGTATAATCCTGACTTAGTTTTAGTTTCAGGTTTTATCTCTTTTATTAGAAGCTTCATTCCTACCGGTACTACTACTTGATTTTTCATTCTTTTTATTTATTGGTTTATAATTAAATTCTGGCTCATCCCAATAGCAAAATAGCCATTGTGTTTTCTTTTTACTCATCTACATTTGATCATAAGCAAGTCCGGCACCTCCACGTACTGAACTTTCCTGTTCTTGTCTCATATCTGTAAATGCACCTTTATAAGATTGTCTTATGTTCTCAAATTTAGCTGCTGCATTTACCATAGCATTAATATTTCCATCTCTACCATGTTCTATTGCAGTAACTTCCATATACTTAGCTAATCTATCTAACATAGATTTTATACCTACATAAGCTCTGTATGTTGGAGTTTCATATAGTTTCTTACACATATCAAGTGCATATCTTATTTTACTATCTTCAGGAGATTCTTCCAATTGTATTTCTTCTATTATAATATCCTCCTTTTCATGTTCAGGCAGATTAAAGAATGGATTTAAATCAGGGTTAGGGCATGTCATATAAAATAAATACTGATATACAGCCATGTGTGTATCAGGATACTCTTCCATTATGCCTTTTAAAAATGGTAGTGCATAACAGTGCTCTGTCAATACTACCTTACTGTTTTGTATGTCAAATAATCTTATTACCATATCTTAAAAACAATTACATCCATCTTCATAAAGTTCACTAAGGTCAGTCTGATTCATAATAGCCTTTACAGCATTAAAAGAAATACTAGTTATACACATTGGTTCAAGTAATCCCTCAATTAAAATTTGATGTACAGAATTAATAACTCTATCTCTACCTGGTTCAAAATATGCTCTTAAACCTACAATAGTATTTGCATCAATATATATTTCATGCCTTTTAGAATAATCCATTCCTAATAAATTTCCATCTTCTGTTGTTGCAGGACTTCCTAATGAATCTTTTATTAAAACTGGGAATACTTGTGTAAGAGATACATATCTTGGTTTATATAATGCTATTTTTTTTGACATAATTTTTTATTTTTTATTTTCTTTTAACCACATGATAATAGAATTCACTTCATCTTTTAAATATGGTAATTCATAGATTTTAATATTTTCTAATACAGGTTCTCCGTTAACATGTTCATTGATTGGATATCCATTAGCATCTTCACCTACTTGTTTAAACTTTACATGTTGAATTGTTAGTTTTCCAATCTTAAGTTTAGGGTTGTGCTTTTTAATAATATACGCATAAATACTGAGTTGAAGGTTATAATGATTCAAATTACAATCATCTAAATGATTAACAGGCTTGTACATTTTATTAGTAATCCCTTCCCAATTAGTAAATCCTTTCTCTTTTATTTCTTTATTAGTCTTATAGTCATTAATGTTTATATAGCCATTAACTACTTCTACAACATCAGCTTGTCCACATAAACCTACTGACTTTAAGTATACTAAATGTTCTGGGTAAACACCTTCTTCAAGCTTTTGCTTTGGTGCAATTTTAGTTCCTTGGTCATCGGTAATAGGCTTAATGATGGGAACTTCCACCCCGTGTCTTCCAATTGTTTTGAGATCTAGCATATCAGCCTCTCTTTGATTGTGATAAAAGTTACCAAGTTTAATTGCTCTTTCTGTTTCACCATCCCATGCAGCAATTATTTCTTTTGGTGTCATACCATACCATTTAGATCTTTTATTTTTAGATGATTTTTTTGCTTGACCATCTCTATCAAATTTAGGTTTAAACTTGGCAATAAAAGATGTTACACTAAGCCAGTTAATGTTTTCATCATTTGTGCTTTCATACACGTGACCTTCTTCTATAAATTTTAATCCCATATCTATGATATTGTTGTATACCAATATGATTTATCATTTTTTACTTCTAAAGAAGTTACAACATCATTGTATACATAGTTAATTATTAGTTTCATTATCTTCTATTTGTTTGGTTATTAGTTCTTCTTGTTCTTCTGTTGTGTATGCGTCCCAATATCCTTTAGGGCATTCAGAAGATAAAGATCTTACCTTAAATGCTAAGCTGCATCCACAATCACCACAACATGGTTGTGTGCCTGGTGCAACACATTTGTCTCCTCCAGCATCAAATAAAGAACACTTTACACATATTTGAAATCTATCAGTTGCTACTGCTTCAACATGTTCTTTTTTAAAGATACTATTTTTAATTCCTTCTGTAATTTTATCAGCATTTTTAAATACATCAAGATATTTACTCCACTTACTTTTCATTTCTAAATTTTTTTTTATTAGTAATATCTTGTTCTAATTGTGCCATTGCTTTTTCCATTTGTAAGATATTATTTTGTATATCTTCACTTTTTGCAAATCCATTATAAGTTCTTTTAGCAATATTTCCCAAAAGACTTTTATTTTTCATTATAGATTTATCTAGTTTGTTTTTTCTTAAATAAAAAGTTCCTAGACCTTCTACATTAATTCTTGGAAAAGCTAAAGCAGAAAGCTTTTGTCTAACCTTTGCGTAATAAAATGAAACAAAATCATCTACCACAGAAGGGTGTACACCAACTTCATCAGCTATTCCTTTTTTAAACTCCTTATGACTCTTTGGATTCACGTCCTAATATTTTATAATCTAACAATACAAGACCATTAGATTGAACATTAATATCTGGATTTAAAGAAATTGTCTTTTTGTTGTGACCTTTTTTTATAAGTAAATTCTTTTTCTCAGCTTTTGTAATTGCATTTCTAGCTGACTGTGAACTTTTAAATATGTTTTTACCTACTGTATAATCACAAAACTTTGTAAGCTCTATTCCTTGAACCTTAGCTAATTCAGTTAAAAATTTTAAATCTGAATTGCTAATTAATGTATCATTAAAGAAACAGTATGTAACTATTTGATACTTTATTGATACATCTATATCTACTTGATGTTTAAGATCTACTTTATTTACTATTGCCATATCATAAACTCATTATCATATCAACAAAATCAGGATGAGGATAACAATCCATTTTACCCTTTCTTACATTGGTATGTGTTAGTAAACCTTTTATTTTTCCATAAAATGCATCTTGTTGAAAGTCAAAGCCTTTTGTTGGACCGTACTTTTTAATAAACTGTTGTAGTCCTAACCTTATATCTATGTTATCTCTATCAGCAACATATTTAATCCACTTTTCTGTTTCTTTAATTTGTGCTTCTGAATATGCATGCCAATATAGCTTGCCTTTAAACGGTTCATCAAGTGCAATAACTTGATCTGACGTGCATTTAGTTCCAACATAAGTTAAATGATTTTTATCTAAATAACCCATGCTGCATATTTCTAATGCTACAGAGTGACGGTTCATGAATCCTGAACCTGTCCTACCCAAATGCCATCCTTGACATCCTTCAGGAAAAGCTTGAACCATAACTCCATCAAACTCATCATCACCATTTCTGTGATTAATACCCCCTAAAACAAATTCAGTGGCAACTCTTCCTCTAGTATCCCTACCCCAATGGTCAATACACCTATATGGATTAGCATTACCTGCTGTATGGTGTAAAAATATGTATTCATTTTGTATAGGTCCCTTAAGGTATTCTCCTTTTGGTAAGTGATGTCTATGAATTATCTGATCATAGTTTGTTTTAAAATACTGTGATGAAGCATCAGTATCTTCGTCTATTGCTTCTGTAACAGTGTATTCCATATTTAGAATTAATGTCCATGTATTAGAGTCTACAACTCCTGTGACCATCAAATCTTTATCTAATTGGAATCTTTCTACAGCTTTTTCTGTCAAGGGTCCAAAAACCCCATCTACGGTAAGCCCTAATGCTGTCTGTAGTGTTTTAACATCTGAGCCTCTATCACCTTTCTTAAGCTGTTTCATCTTGCATAGCTTTTACCATTGCTTCTTGGAAAGCCTTACCTTCTTCTGTATTAAGATCTGGTGCACCTTCACCTTTTTGTGCAGCATATTGCTGTGCCATAAACATTTGAGCTTGCATACGTTCTGCTCTAGCTTTTTCTATAGTAGCTAATAATGTTTCATAATCTGCTTGAACTTCCAAGTGTGGAATATTATCATTGTAGAATTGAGTGATTTCATCTCTACGTGCTGACATTTCTTCTTTAGACATTTTTGGATCTTTGTCTTGAAGATTTGAATTGGTTTTTGAATTTGACATTTTACTGTTTTTATAAGTTAATAAAAACAAATGTATAAAAAAAAGTTTAAATAAAAAAAGTTTAGATACTTATTTTAGAAACCGTATTACGTCTAAGTACGTCAATTAACATTTTGGCTTCCGAATATTGCCATATTTTAATTGTCATTGTAGGATCTTGAATATACCATCCCCCATCTTCTTCAGCCTCATCATTACCCCCGGTATGAAAAAGCATGTCTCCAAATTCAATACTAAAATAAAAATATCCTTCTGGCCAATCATCATCTTCATGATGACCCATTTTAGTAAATCCTAGTTCTCTTAAATTTGCTGCTGTCATATCCTACCATTTAACTTTGTCTGCCCAATAAGCAGCAGACATCTTGCCTTTTTTTATGTTTTTACCATGTCTAGCCTTAAAGCTTTTACGTTTAGCTTTCATTTTAGCTGACTCACCTGCTTTTGGTTTACCAGCAGTCTTTGCACCCTTTTGTCCAAAACGTATAGTCTTAATCTTGTCTCCTTCTTTGGCTACAACAATATGAGACTTCTTTGGGTGTCCCGGTGTACGTTTAGGCTTGTTATATCCTGATACACCGGCTCTTGCTAATCTTGAATCTTTTTTCTTTGCCATAATTAATGTGCTTTAGCTTGTATAACAATCCATTCTGTACCATCAGACCAAATAGATATACCTTCATATCTTTTAGAAATCTCAAAATCAGTTCCACCATCTATACTATCTCCTGGAGCTGCAGTAATAAAAATCTTATCTTGTGCTCCATTAT